TGTCGGTGTTCCGTGAACTCAAGGACGTGTCTGGAACACTCAAGTCATACTTGACACTTGAGTATATCGTTGGTGATCAAATCTCTAGCGCATCAATTGACTACACTTCGTACGGTACGTCGTTCCCCACAACAGTATTCAACATTATGGTCAAGCGTCGGGGCAACACCTTCGTGCTCAGTTCGTATGATCTAGCCGTGACAACAACAAAGACGGCGACTCTAGACGCAGATACTTCCGCAGGTCTGGATAGTGCAACGTGTTATATCGGCGGTAGTGTTAATGATGACAACTACTCCTACGTTACGGTATCAAATGTAAAGGCAATACAAAATCTAGACGACACCGATGATCTGAGTTTTATGACAGGTACAACAATTATGGAAGCCTGCTCATTGCCACTCAACATTACGTCAGAATACAAAGTGTATCAGCGCGGGTACGCAACAGTTGAATTGGTGTCTTCTAAGTTTGATGACGATGGTGCGCGTGACCTAACAGCAGATATGACGCGGGTAACATGGTCACCAGAACTGAGCAATATCACTGTGCAGACATCCGTAGACGACGGTGTGAATTATAGTGCAGCAATTGAGGCCGGTGCAAAGATTCCCACGTTCGTGAACAATGGAGACTCGGTAGCAGAAATCACTACCATCAAGGTATCGTTTGAGACGTACGACTCAGAGGATGATGTTCCACGACTCTATTCGCTAGATGCGGCAATTGAGGATCGCGGTACGCTTAAGTCTATTGATAGCACAGAGCAACTATATCCGTACGGCAACTACATTATGCCAAGACTCAATAGTTACCCAATTGACTGTACCAAGAACACCGGCCTGCGGTTTGCCAACAATGGTGGATTCTACTACGCACCAGATATATCGCGCGATAACATTATATCCAATTGGTCGTTCAGCGACTACGGTGATTGGTCAACAACTAATGGACTAGAAGAAGTCTACACCGACCCCACATTGAATTCTGGGTATGCATTCAAGATTCCTTTCACTACATCGGTGACATTAACATGTACGGAGAAATTGCCGGTGGTTGCTTCACAGCCATACTCAGTGTGTGCGTATGTCAAAGCGAGTGCCGCCGCTACCGCAACGGTGAGTATACTTTGGTACAAGGACGACGACACTTCGGCTGGAACCACAACAACGTCAGCATCCCATACTCTGACTAATGCTATTACTCCCGTATACATCTCTGGAACTGCGTCTGCTACCGCCGCATACGCAAAAGTTCAAGTAGTGTTTTCTAGCGGTACACCACAAGACGCAGTAATAGATTCGGCGGTGTTTAACGAAGGTACCGGAACTATCCCATTGATTGTTGATAACTCACCCGCGCCATTCACTGCACCACACCAGTACAAGTCAGTAGGTATGTTGGTGCGACCAGAATCAGGATTCAGTCAGACCGGAACCTACACGCTATTTGATTACTATGACGGGGTAAACCGTTACCGTATCAACAACGACGGAACCGGATTGAAATTTACGGGATTTAACAAGGTTTACGTTAATGGCGTAGATACGCCAGCCAACACATTGCTGCCAACGGCGGGATGGCAACACATTGTCGGAACACTGACCAACGACTTTGCCATCTACCCCCAGACCAACCGTAAGGCTAATTTCGGAATGACATACACTAATACTGAATACGGATACTGGTCATTCGATAGTGTATGGTTCCAGAAGTCTACCGCCACCGCCACGACAACGACAAATGACTACAAGGAACTATTTGGTAAGGCATCGACAACAGTAGATGACATAATGGGGACAAGCGTAATTGTACCAGAAGCAATTGATCCTGTAACGTATGAATCGTTAGCCTATCGGACAATTATTACGCCCAGAACACTGATTCCGTCCAGTCAATAGTCCAAAGTTGACTTGTGATAAGCAATTGTGTATCATGCCAGTATGAATAATTCAAAAACGCGAGTAGTATATGACGATCATGACCGCTTTGGCCTGTATCTGTGGAAGATGCCTAACGGACAATTTGTTGGTGACGATCAGGGTAACTTCCTCAATGTCCCATCAGAGTTCGGTGACTTGAACAAGATTTCACGACTTGGTGCCGCAGTACGTTCGTATGGAGTGACTGAAGGAGCGCCACAGTTCTTTCCAGGCCACCGCCGAATTACTGACGAAGAGCACGAGAACCAGACTAATCGTTTGAAGAGCGGATTAATTCCAGACGATCATGACGCCGGTGCTTTGAAGGAAGCCTATCGGGAGCAGCAGGTTAAGAAGCGTGGCTAGTGTAGTAGAGGACGACGGAGACGTTCAAATCGTTAGTATCGGTAAACAACGCGTAGCAACTGTAGATGTTGAAGATAGTTTTCAAGTCAGTCCAGAGCAAGTACGCAAAATGGACGGTCTAGGACCAGCACTCAAAAAGCGTATCACACAGAAGTTCTTGCGCGGGACTGGCTCAGAATCCAAGCAGGTAGAACTAGAAACTATGTCGGGGTACGACGTATTCCAGGTAGCATCCCCAGGATACAATTTGAGTTACCTGTCTAAACTATACGAACTTTCGTCATTCCATCATGCCGCCGTAGACGCCAAGGTGTCCAACACTGTTGGTCTTGGGTACGACTTGGTAGAATCACCGGCGGTGAAGCAGAAACTCAGTACCATCTCTGACGAAAAGAAACTAGAGCGTACACGAGTCAAGTTAGATACACAGAAGCAAGCATTGATCGCTGTCATTGATGATTTAAACGAGGACTCATTGTTCGTCGAAACATTGATGAAGGCCGTGACGGACCTTGAAGCCACTGGCAATGGGTACATTGAGATTGGTCGTACCACCAATGGGCGCATCGGATACATCGGTCACATTCCGTCAGTCTACATGCGCGTACGACTGAATCGCGACGGATTCATTCAGATCATTAGCAATAAGGCCACATATTTCCGCAACTTCGGTGATCAGAAAACACCAGACCCCTTGGGCAAGGATAAGCGTCCCAACGAGGTTATTCATATCAAGAAGTACACGCCAACGAGCACTTACTACGGTGTACCAGACATTGTATCAGCAAAAACGGCGGTGGCTGGTAATGAATTCTCTGGTCGTTTCAATCTAGAGTACTTTGAGAACAAAGCAGTACCACGATACATCATTAGTCTTAAGGGTGCCAAACTCAATGAGGAAAACGAGCGGCGGCTACTAGAGTTCTTCGAGACTAACCTCAAAGGACAGAATCATCGCAGTCTATACATTCCACTACCCGCCGATGATCCCAACCGAAAGGTTGAACTGAAACTAGACGCGGTAGAGAACGGAGTACAAGACTCATCGTTCGATAGTTACCACAACCTGAACCGTGACGAGATTCTCATGGCTCATCGTGTACCCATTAGCAAGATTGGTATTCCTGATGGAGTATCGCTCGCCATTGCTAAGGATGCCGACAAGACATTCAAGGAGCAGGTCTGTGGACCCATCCAGCGGAACCTTGAGAAGAAACTTAATCAGATCATGAAGGAATTTACTGACACGCACGTCATTAAACTGAACGAGTTGACACTGACAGATGAAGATACGCAGTCACGAATTGACGAGCGGTATCTGCGTATGCAAACAATTCTACCGAACGAGGTGCGCGCGCGCAAGGGTATGCCAGGAATTGATTCCGGTGATTCAGTCGTAGACTTGAAGCCACAACAGGCAGCCAACCAGCGCCAAACGGCAAACCAGAATGACGAAAGGGCACAGGAACGTCAAGCAAACGCCACCGATGGACCAGGAAATGCTCGTCAGCCAAAGGGTGAAGGGAGAGCAACGCCATAGTTACGGAGAGTAATTTGCTTTTTGAAATTGCTACTGTTACTATCTGACTAATATGGAGATTACTAAAGCACACTGGGCTTCTAAAGATGGCCGCGTATCGCTGTCCATGCCCTTCAATAAGGTTGACACAGAACAAAGAACCGTGTCAGGTTATGCCTCCGTAGACAATTTGGATACGCAGGGTGATGTAGTTACGGCTGAGGCTGCATCAGAAGCATTTGATCGTTTCCGTGGAAATATCCGCGAAATGCATCAGCCTATC